CATAACTTCAAGTGAACCTCCAGCTGGTACGGGAGCAGTCTTAACAACATACACATCATCGTCATGGTCAGATTGACCAGATAATGCCGTAGTTGCTACCTGAACATCAGCAGTAATTGCGGCACTTGATATATTAGAAAGAGTACACCCAATTACAATCGTTGTAGTATCATTGGGTACCGTGTATACTGCTTCAAGAGCACTATTACTAACACTGGCCTTTGTTTTTAACTTAAATGTGTTTGCCATAATTTTATCCTAATGCTATTGCAAGGGCAGTTACATCAGCTAATGATGCACTCGAAAAAGTTACCCATCCGGGATTAGCTCCTGAACCATTAGCCTGCAAAATTTGCCCATTAGTTCCAGTAGCCAACCGAATATTGTCAGACCCATTGTGTATAACAATATCTCCCTGTGTAGTCGTGGGAGATAATGCATCAAATGCAGCTGCTTTCGCAGTCTGCCCAGTACCACCTTGGTCTATAGCAGCTGTACCAGTTACAACTTTTTCCCATGTTGCCATTACGTCACCTCTTCTTCTTTGTCGAGCAACCTAGTATGTATCTTTTTTAGTTTTCCAAGTGTGCTCATACCTTGTTCTATATCTTTTCCTAGCATCGGAGCTTCCATGAATAACCTGAGCAGGAACTCTGTGTCTTTTATAGTAAACTTGACCGGTTCTATTTTTTCGCCCGTGAGAGAGGCGGTCAATGTGCCCCCCTTGGAACTTTTTACTATGTTAGACACAGAGTTAGACTGTTCTTACATACATTTCGTTGTTGGTCGTATCGTAATACAAACTTCCAACACCGGATGTATTATCGCCTGAAGCTGGTGCTCCTGCAGCATGTTCAACCATTTGAACATTATAGTCAGGGGCAGAAGTCGCTGTATGGTCTGATAAAGTCCAGCCGCTTAATGCACCGTCCTTATCCCATTTCAACTCAGGCCATTCAGCTTCCGTAGCTGAGGACTCAACTTGTACCCCTGCACCATTAGCAGTGGTTTCCGTGGGGCTTGCAACATCTGCTAACTTAATTAACTTGTCAGCAACTGCAATAGTAGTACTCTCTATCGTTGTAGTTGTACCACTCACAGTAAGACCGCCAGCAATAGTAACATCTGCCCCACTCATTGAGATTGCAGTTGTTCCACCACTAGACTTGATGTCATTGCCAGTAACTGTCAGGTCACCAGCTATCGCTACGTCCGCACTACTCAGTGAGACCGCAGTTGTTCCACCACTAGATTTGATATCATTACCAGTAACTGTTAAGTCACCAGTAACAGTAACATCATCAGGAAGACCAATAGTAATAGTACCACTACTCTCAATAACGGTTGTTTCTGTTGAAACACCAGCAAAAGTAATTGTACCTGCTGGGCTAATTGCCGTAGTATTAGGTGTACCCTCACTATCTGACACTGTCAGGAAGTTGGACCACGCCGGGGCTGAACCCGTATTTTTCAGTACTTGGTTTGCTGACCCTGCTGCTAAGAATGCGGTGACACCAGAACCAGTCTGGTACAATACCTTATTATCAGCCCCGCCTGCTACAGCTGTCGCTGTTGCGGCATTCTGGGCTACATTCCCTGCAGAACTCTCAGCTACCATTTTTTTCCAAGTAGCCATGGATTATTCTCCTATTATATTCCTAGAAATACTTCTGTACCACTAAAGTACAGACCACCTATAACCGCCGTGGGTGCTGAGGCTTGGGTTTTGAATTTTAGCACCCCTTGGTAATCAATCGAGAAAGTCTCGGTTGAATCATTGTTCAATGTGAAAATATCTCCCGCTACAAGGGCAGGACTGGTATAAACGAACCTGTCACCCCCAACGAAATTATCTACCACATCTAAATCTAAAAGCTCTACATCGCTTGTTCCATCATCGCGGTAAAACTTATTATCTGACTTCCTGAATACAAGAGTCTTATAAACATCTTTTATTAAATTTGGTGATGATAAACTACCCATGATGCTCCTATGTTAGCGTATACACATTCGTCAATGTAGGATTAGATTGCTGAGATACACTCGTAAAAGTAGGATCAGTCGGTTGTGCAATAGCTGTAAACTTATCTGATACAGCTTCAGTAAATGTAATAACAAACTCATCAATTAAATCCCCATTAAACGCTTGTGCGATAAAATCCAAAGACCCATTCCCAAACTGTCCTCTTTCCCACGATAGTGTTGCCATTAATAATCTGTCGGACTAGTCATCTTAATAGTACCGGTCCTGCCTCTATAAGCAAATTTTCTTCCACGTTTAACTCCAAGATCAAACTTCGCCCCGAAATACTGAGCCTGCCCTATACCCTCTGGTTTCATCTCATATCCATACTGTATTGCTTTTTCCACTAAATGTTCATGAAACTGGCTAGGCAACTCATTTATTTCTGTCTCCCAAGCACTACTAGAAGAAGGCTCCGTAAAGTGATTAGCCTTCTTGTAATAATAGAGATAAATAGCTCTAGCCTTATCGGGAGAATCAAATCGACTAGCATCCGTAGTAGCAACGGGATTATACTTTGCAATCCCGATCCCATCCCTCTCTACCCACCAGACCCATCTAGACTGTTTCCATGAACTACTAGACCCACCGGTTGTTACTGTAGTAGCCATTACTCAATATCCCGTATTGGAGGCCTACCAATCAACCTTGGTATAGCTTCCAAATCACCATCGTCATTTGTGTAATCAACAGACCATATCTCCATGATCTGGCCATCTAACCCATAATATCTCTGATCTGCCACTGTATCAAATGTTGTAGCTGAATCTAAAAGCCTTGTTCTCGTACAGAACTCATCTGAAGCACGATTCAACATTTTTATTATTTCCTGTGCTCCCATCTCTGGATGATGTTGTTGCACAAGTTCTACCATTTCTTTTCCCTTCATTTTCTAGGTCTCGCATAAGAAGTATTCTGATCTGACATAGCACCCTGATATGGTGCCCAGCATTGTTCATGCATCTGTTGTACGTATTGCAACTGAGTCTGTAACCACTGATAAGCTGTTGTCTCTTTTTGAATTTTCGCACTATAAGACTGAAACTTCCTCGCAACATTTGCCTGATATTCCGCAAGCTCACTCTGTACTCTTGCTGATTCCTTTTGAACCTCACCTTGATACTTAGACATTTCTGCCTGAATCCTTGCCTGTTCCTTAGAAAGTTCTGCCTGATATTTTCCGATCTCCTCCTGCATTTGTGCTGTTTCCTTAGAAAGCTCAGCCTGATATCTACTTACGTCTACCTGAGTTCTTTGAGATTCTTTGGAAACCTCTGCTTGATATTTGCTCACCTCCTCCTGCATTTGTGCTGATTCCTTAGCAAGGTCAGCCTGATATTTTGCTAACTGAGCTTGCATCCCCTGCACTTCTGATTGTACAACAGCTTGATATTGCTCAACTTCCTGTCTCCAATCATTCATTTGTACTTGCTGTGCATTCTGATGCTGAGCCAAATGAGTACTTGCTCTCTGCAATTCAGTAGCAACTGTCTGGAGAACAGACTCAACCATTTCGACATCTTCAGCATTTAACCAATCTTCAACATCTGTATTCACGCCTAATCCCGTCTCATTATCAAATAAATTCTTAGCATTGGTCAAAGCATCTGCTACTTCCCCACTAATGCTAGGCATAGCTTTTAGAGAAGGAACAGTACCAACCTCACTCGTAATACTAAAATCACTAGGCAAACTAGTAGAAACTGATATCGCACTCGGTAAAGATGAAGACACACTAAAAGCACTTGGTAAGCTAGTAGAAACTGATAGTGCACTCGGTAGAGATGAACTTACAGAGACAGCAGAAGGAAGACCAATAGACATACCTATACCATCTGAAAAATCACTAATTGCATCAAAAGTAGTTTGATCAGCATCTAGATCAGTTGGGAGCCTACCATAAGTATCTAGCATCTTCGCATGCAATACATTCATAGCTACCCATAAAACAACATGCTTTTTAAATTCATCTGGGAAATATGCAATAGTTTCATTGATATCATTCACTGCTCCAAAAGTGACATGGTGCACTACCCCAGCCTCAGCCGCAGAAGGAGTGGGTTTTATATATAACGTACCAGCCTCGACATAATACTTCGGGTCTTCTGGGGGAGCATAATACAAACTTGTAGTGCTACTCAACTGATTTTTGAACTGCAACTTTACAGGCTTTGCAGTTCTTAAATCATCGTTAGTATTAGCAGAATCACTAGCATCCCTCTCCACCATTAAAATTCTACCCTTAGCAGCCAAATTTACCCCATTACCATCTGTAATAGCTGCTGTAGTAGCAAATTGCTCTAACATATCAGGAGCTAAAGCTCCTATTCTTGAGACAACTGTCTTGACACCATCTGTCAACCACTGTGCAATTTCAGTTGTATAATCTGACGTAGCACCAACATAGTGCCCTATTTCGGCAGTAAAGCTCACTTACCTCTCTTATTCCACACACCGCGAACAGCTCCAGCCATACCACGTACAACCTCAGCTTCCTTTAATACGGCTTTCTTCTTTTTCTCAACCTTTTTTATCGCTTTTTTTACTGCTTTTTTTGCCTTTGCCATTTGATCCCCCTTTTAGATCAAGCTTCCGCCTACTATTATCATTGTTTTCTTCCTTGCCTGATTGCCAAGGTCCACCAATTCCAACGCTTGTAACTATTTTCATCGCAGAAACACAATTTCACCAGCTGCACAAGCAGAGCCATCACCCTGATCTCTTGCACCTTTAGCAGCTATTGGAAGGATTGTCCCAGCAGGTACAGCTTTAAAATGTACCCAACCATAGGAATCGTCTGTTCCCCGAATATAAAATTCGTAGTTTCCTGCTACTCCAACATATACCGCAGTAGATTCTACAAAGGCAGTTGTATTAGCCGTTATAGACTCTGCAGCAGTGTGAAGATCAGCTACTCTACTCATCTTGCCCATATCAATTCTCCAAATTAAAGGAGTTAGGGGGAGCCGAAACTCCCCCGCTCCATTACCGATAAAACACTATGCGAACTTAAGAATAGTGTGGGTTTCTGGCAGATTGACTTCCAGACCGGCTTCGGTCAGGACCATATCCTTTCTACCATCAACATTGTTATTCTGTACGTTAGTGATAACGTGCGTGTCGCGAGACACACCGTTAGCAGATAACGGACGATAAGCCACGTTCTTAAGGTCCACCATGCATGCATAGTTCTCCCAAGGACCCCGGAACAGAGGTTCCATCACAAAGTTGAGATTGCCATAAACAGTGTTTATAGCAGTCACGTTGTGACCAAAAGAACCTTTGATGTTCTGGATGTCAGCACTAAAACCATTACTTCCACCACTACTGGTGACAGTATGACCTAATGCAACATTGTTGCCCATGAAAGAGCTAGAGCCAAGTTTGTTCAACCAAGAAATTACTTTCCTAGATGCAAGAACAAGCTTAGTTCCGCTATTGCCTGACTCAGGTGAAAATACGTCTTCCAACGCATCTACAAAGTCGTCATATGACGAACTAGCGTACGTAAAGGTTTTAATCTTTCCGTAAGCTTCCGTATATGGCATTAAACCCCAAGTTCTACGGATCGGACCAGTTGATGTTGAATCATCTGTTCCAATTCCGAAGAGCATAGCGTGCTCCATATCCATTTTGTGCTCCATGAGCTTCTCAGCGTATACACGCTTATACTCATTGGAGACCCCACGATAGCGAGTGGCGAGTGCTGTTCCCGAAAAGAGAGGTACTGCCGTTTTAAAAATCTGGCAATATCCTTCTCTATCGTAGAACTCGTCTTTCCAACCCTCAGGGTCAGTGCCACCTTCTGCGAACGCTGAACCAACCACCTGTAAGTCTGCATCAGCACGAAGAATAATCTTCGAGCCGTCAGCTGGTGTAATAGCACCTGCATTACTGCCATCTGGCACATAATACACTGCTTTCCACACCAAATCAATCTCAGCATAAGTTGAGTTTGAAACATCCGGTGCTCCAGTAATCTGGAAGTAAGCTACAGCCGCGGTTTCCGATCCGACACCAGCATCAGTACCGTTTGCGTCATATTCGCATTCTACGGCAATAATCTGGCTCTCGAGAAGGAACTGCGGGAGCGTAGCTGTTGATACGGTTCTACCGTATTTGTCATACAAACAATCCACTTGGACGTTGCTTTTGGTCGCTACAGCACCGCTGCTAAAAGCTGCGGTTGTTGCTGCTGTTTTGATTTGAGCAGTACGTCTCTGCCATTGATGACGCTGTTCTAAGAACTTAAACACAGGATCATCAGTTGGCTTTTTGCGGACTTTGGACAAATAGGTAAAGAAGGGGGACTGCTGAGGATTAAGCTCTGCGATCCGCTCCCCGAAATTAAACATTCTCCGGGAGTGATCTACTGAGCTAGACTGCATCGTACCACCAGCACTAATACTATATTGATTAGCCATGGTACATTCCCCTTACCTTGGTATTAAAAAAGACTAAATAATGTTCAGTCTATTTTGGTCTTCAATAATACTATCCATTAGTTTATCTTCTACCGACCGATCAGACACTTGAACATTTTGGCTCGGTAGAACGCCCATTGGACTAGGGACAGACTGTGCTCTTCGAGTTTGCTCAAATGCAGCACTAGGTGCCGCGGGAGCAGAAGGAACATTGGTCTGTACACCTCTATCCATTTGATATAACCTCCACAAATTATCAGGAGTGAGCGATTCTGGATTGGACATAATCTGTACGAACTCATCAAATTCAGTATCAGAAGCATTATATTTCTGCCTCAGATGTGTTTTCAACTGTCCCATTCTTTGATCATTTTCAGAAGCTTGTTGTCTCAACGCATCGTCCCTTTGGCGAGCACGCTGATATTCTTCGCGATCTGCACTCATCTTCGCACTCTGATATTCAGCTTGCAAAGAATTGTATTCGTCCATATCATCTCTCCAAGATTCAATGTCGTCTAAATAACGAGCACTTTCACTTGAAGAATCAGTATACGCTTCCTCTCGATTATATGTTCGAGGCTTGTCTGGCTTATTTGGGGGAGGTGGAAACTCTTCAACTTGTTCCTCTGGCTGCTGTTGCTGCTGAGGTTGTTGCGTATTAGAAACAAAAGAAGTTAATTGCTGAGTTAAAAGTTCGTTCGTTGCCCGAACTTTTGACAGCTCATTCTCTCTTTTATCTGCTTCGCTTTGCCAGTACTGATACCTAACTTGATCATTATCAGTAGTAACTGGTGTAGTATCCAAGATTGCCCCGCCTGTTTCCAGCACGGTATCGGGTGAGTCTGTTTCAACGACTTCCGATGGTGGTTCTGGGAATCCGAAAGCAGCTTCAACTGTTTCGTCTAACCCCGAACCTGTCATGATGTCGTTTAAGGCTTGGGTATCATCTGCTGGGGTTTCAGGTAAAACCTGAGCCGCATCCACCACATCGCCTTGTACTAGATCATTAGCCATAGTAAACTCCTATGATTTCCTTGCCCCTTGGGACTTCTTTTTAGGGGGTGAAGGTTTTTTAGTTTCAGTCTTGGAAGCCTCTGTGACTTCCCTACTGAGCT